TATTCCTTGTTGTCGGTCATCTTCTTTTGATTTTAGAGGTTTGTATCCTGCTGAGATTGCGCTGCTCGATCACGTCGTTCGTCGTCGACTCGAAGGCTTCGTAGACGACGCTCCACTCCATGCCGTAGACCGACGCGGGCGATACGGCGCCGTTCATGATCTGCACGTACTTGCGCACCACGGCGGCGATGCCTCGGTTGGGGCGGTCGATCTGCGCCTGCCGCTCCTCGTCGGTCGGTTCGATTTTCAGATCGGCGAATCTCTTCGAGATGGCCGCGAGCGTGTCCATGCAGTGCAGAAAGTAGCGGTACGCACGGATGAACCGCAAATCCGCGACCTTCTCTTTCGGGATGCCGAGCATTTGCGACAACACGTTGACGAAGTAATCGGTGGAGCGGTTCGTCGCGTTCAGCACCGCCAGATCGCGCATCGTCATGTGTTTCGGATCGCGGGCCGCAATACGCCTGTCCGGCAGCCACCGCCGATGCAGTACGCAGCATTCCGGTTCCGCCCGTCTCTTGATCTCTTCTGCAAACCGACGGCTTTCGAGGTTGAACAATGCCGCCCTGCCGATGATGATGTCCCGAACGGTATCGGTCGATTTGACGATCATAATCCGAATAAGTTTGCGGGTTCGAAAATTGCCGAACAATAGTCCGGCACGGCCCCCAGTTCGACGAGCTTCGGCCGCAGGACGCAGCATTGGCGCACCATATCGTTCCAAACCTCTATGGCACGGATGCGCGGACTCGCTTCGTCCGAATATTCCCCACGCTGCACCTTCTCGCCGGCCGGTGTGCCGACCGTAGTATGCGTGCGCAGCCAGTAGAAATAGACATAGTTCGCAATGGGCGAGGTCTTGGTCGCCTCGTTTCTGAGCAGCGCAACGATCTGCGGATTCCCCTCCGCCGTCGCCGCCAGTGCCTCACCCAGCAGATTGCGGAGGAATCTCGGCTCGTAAATGGTGATGTAGGAGTTCGCCGAATCGATGAGTGCCTGAGCGAGCGCCGTCGGCTTGTCGTCCTTCCGATTGGCGATGCCGGAGATGTAGATCGGATCCTTCTCGAAATAGGTGTTGTCGATAATCATGGGAAATGTATTTAGCGGGCGCAGGGGCGATCAAACCCCTGCGTCCTGAAATTACTTCACCGTTTCTCGGTGGCGCGGCCCAACTTGATGAGCGTCTTGGCATGTACGGGATGCACCTTATAGGCTTTGCCCTTCTCCAGCGTATTGCCGGGGCCGCCGGTTCCGTAGACCGTCACGCGATCGTTGAAGTCCACATTGGTCTTTTCTTCTTTCGTTGCCATATTCTTTTTCGTTTAACGTGTTTGACTTAGGCTGCCACCTTCGAAGACTAGGCAGCCGGTTTCTGCAAGGCGGCGATAATGGTCGCAAACGTGCCTTTGATGAACGCTCCCTGATCGATCGATGCGAAGTACGAGTGCAGACGCTCCTCGCAGATGACCGTGAAGAGATTCTTCTGGAAGTCGTCGTCGACCCACCCGAATTCGACGCGAATGCCTTTGTACGGGCGAACGTTCCATTTGCTCGTATCAGCAACGAGGAAATCGCCGGCCTCGACGTAGGTCGATTCCACGATCTCCACCTCGCGGATGAGCCGGAACAGCTCGTCCGAGATGTAGTGACCCGTCGAATCCTTCGTCAGGTCGATGGAGGCCCGATCCGAAGGGTTGAGCATCACCACGTCGGGATAGAAGTTCAGGTTCCGCATCTGGAGGATCGCTGCGCGGATCGCATCGGCCTTGTTCGCCATTTCGACCGTCCCGTCGAGCGCGGTGGCCGTATAGGCGGCAGCAGCCGTAAAGATGCCTTTGAGATTCACGCCCGTGCCGTCACCGGTGAGCAGCTGTTTCGTGCGTTCCTGAACGAGCGACGTGCGCAGCATGTTGTCGATCTCCGACTGCATATAGTCGAAATCGTCGCGCATCTCGTAGGAGATTTTGGCCGATACGGCCACTTTCTTCGCCGTCGACGTCTCAGGGACATACGACCAGTCCATAGCGGGCTTCAAGGCCCCCTCGGCGATGAATGCAGGAGCGCCGTTGCCGGGCTTGCGATCCACCCACGTGATATTGGGCGAGTTGGTCGAGCCCTTGAACAACCGTTCTACGACGCGCGTGTCTTCGCTCGGCGCGTAATGAATCGTGCGGTCTACTTCGGTGTTGAGCGCTGTAACCGCCGCGGTATTGGCCGCCACGGTGATCGTCGTAGCCTCCGCTTTGATCTCCAGTTCGAGCGCCGTATTGCGTTTCTCCGCGAAAGCGCGTTTCGCCTCGTCGCTCGAAAGGAACGCCTTGATCTGCTCGCGGATCGTGCGGCCCTTTCCGGCGCTGCCGCTCATCGAACGGCGAATCTCGCTCCCCTGCTCCTTGAGAGCCTTCTCGATCTCCGCGATCTTCTCGGCCGACACGCCCAGTTTCCCGAGCGACGATTTTACCGACTCGACGATCTCTTCCTCCGATTTGATCCCCTCGGCTAGCATTTCGAGCTGGTCGTTGATGTGCTTGCCGAGCAATTCCATGCCCTTGCGATCCACATCCGAGAACTCCCCGCTGTCGGGCAGTTCGAATTTCTTGAATTTGAATGCCATGTTTTTCAGTTTTTGATTTGACCTAATTTTTCGAATACCGAACTGCGTGAAGTGAGTGGCGCGGGGGCCGGCTCGGCTTTGAACATCGACAGTATTCTGCTGTGTACTTTTTCGTATTCATCGGGCGCGGTCTCCCGTAATGCCTTGACATATCGTTCCATGTCGTCCAAGGCTTTCATGTCGCCGATATACTCCGTGTGCTCGTTGGCGCCGAAGGTGACGACCGAAATCTCGTGCAGAATAATCTCCTTCACGATCAGGCAGTCGAGGTCGGGATCGTAATCGCATTTGTCCCATACATACCGATAGCCTATCGAGAACTGGTTGAGCACCCCTTCGTGCATCTGCACCCATGCGCGGCGAGCGTCCGGCACGGCATCGAAATCCGAGAGCTGCACCGTGGCGTATCCGCCGTCGTCCTTCTCCTGGATCGACAGGATGCGGCCGATCGGGTTCTTCGTCTCGTGCTGCCACAGGAATTGTATCTTCCGGTTCGTCGCAGACGCCGGCCCGCGCTCCTGAATACTCTTGCTGATGCAGCCCTTCATCAGCATGTCGCCGTCCGAATCGACCGTTCCGAACGAACAGAACTTCACGAGGATGATGTGTTTCTCCTCGTCCACGACATCGGCCTTCAATATCGGCGCTTGCTTGAAAGCCCCGCCGCGGCTCATGACTTTTTTATACAGTAGTTTGTTCATTATTCCAGAATGTTTGCAATGATGTTTTTCCCCTGTTGCTCGGTAATGAGACCGGAGGCGATCGCGTTGCTGGCAGCCGTCACGGCCGCCGTCAGCGAGTCGGCATACAGCCGCTTCGCTTCCTGGAAGATCGACAGGTGATCGAAATAGGGAACGATGCGGAATCCATCGAACCCGTGCGCCGCGTTCAATACCTCCGATATTCGCTCTGCATCCGGTTTGATCGCATCGTTGTACAATTTGACCTCGGCCGCCGTAAGATTCGCATAGGTCGTACCTTCGGTGTCGATCAGTACATACGGCACTTGATAGGCATCGGCGATCTCCTTCTTGGCATTGCGCTGCACCTCCGTGAGATTCATGTCCTTCATGTTGGCCGAAATCTGCACGAAAGCGGCCTTCAATCCGGTCACGATGTACTTATATTGGCCCTTCATCACGCCGTATCGCCGCAGGGCCGCTTGTGCCTGCTCCCGATCCTCCTTGTTCTCCGGCAACACGGATGTCCGGAAATCCTCGCTGTTCAACGAGATGATACCCAATGCCCCTCTGTTGATGATGAGTTCGTTCTGCGCCTCGAATGACGACACGAAAGGATTGACGGCGTTCTGCAAGGCTGACAGACGCGACTGCGATGCTCCGAAGATATTCGGATTATAGGCCGAATCCCGCACGACGAACATTTGATCCCGATCGACACGAATTTGATAATCGTTGATCGAAACCATATAATAATCGATCTGCGGATCGGGCCGGAAACCGGCGAATTCGGAGGTCGTCACCTCCTGAACAAGCGGATTCGGAATCACGTAGAGTTCGTAGGCCGTGGGCACACCGACCGGCTCCCAGCGAAGAATATAGGCTTTTCCGTAAATATCCTTGAAGGCTTCGATCATCGCCGTGAAATCTTCGATCGTTTGAAAGTCATTCGGATGCTTCCACCTGTTCAGTTCCTCCGTGCGACCTGCGACCTGGCGAGCGTCGTCCGACGGATCGACAGCCCACCAGCGGGCGTTGCGAATTGCCGCGGATTTCTTGGTCACGACCGAAAACAACGCGCTGCACCGAGCGTAAGCGATAGTCTGTCCGGCAACGGTGTCGCAGTCGATCGTACTACCGCTGCCCAATCCCATTGCCGAGAGAAAATCGCGCACAGAGACGAACCGCTGTTCCTCCGCTGTCGGAGTTCCGCACTCCGATTTCGTCGTCAAGTCCTGACTCTTACTTCGCCACTTCAAGCTGAATCTCATTGCACATAGCCTTTGAAGCAAATGTAAGGGCGATAAAAGAGGGTTCTCCGAACTTTTCGCTGTTTTTTCATTTTCGGCGGTTGCAGACCCAATAGAGATACTCCATTACAGCGTATCGGGCCGCATCCCACAAGTGATTGAATTTGTCGATCGGCTGGTTGATCGTAATGCCGTTCACCGAATCCCACACATAGGAATTGGCCTCGGTTTGGAAATTACGGCTGCGGACGATATGGAGGCGGAACGATTTGACCATGTGAATTCCGTCCGTTACGGAACCGGCATATTTCTTCGCCTTCACCACGCTGAGCCCGCGCAGCAGCAGGCCGTCGACCATCGATTCGGGATTTTTAGCGTATTTGTCCGCCGAGTCGGCGAATATGGGCATCCGCCCGACTGTCCCCTCTATCGCATCATAGAGCAAGGCCGGATCGGAGCAGGGTGCATAAAACTCTTCCTTCATGTATAGATCAAGCCCCCGAAGCCCCAGACGGACGAGCGCCGTAGGATCGTTCGTAAATCCGAAGTCGAGGCCGAACACGACCCTTTCCAGGTCGGACGGAAATTCATCGATCCAGTCGATATTCGGATAGACAAGGCCCTCTTTCGCCGCACGGATTCCCAATCCATAGACTTTCCATCGCCACTCGTCGGCCGTGCCCGCAGCAATGTTCGCCGGTGTAGGTTCATAGGATTCGATCTCTCGTATGACCCCAGGCGGGCAGAACGGATTGTCTTTGTATGTCGTGTGCGTAAAATAGGTGTGCGGCTGCCCTTCCAGTTCGAAGGCCCAATGTTCGGTATATTTGGGATTCCAGTCGCCGATGACCATCGTCGTGCAGCGCATCGTGATATTTTTGTACTGCTGCTTCGAGATGTCGTCCAGCATCTCGTTGATGTAGATGATGTCGCAATCGTATCCTTCACGGCTATCCATTCTGTCCAATCCGCGGAAATGGATCACGGAGTTGTTGATATAGTAGTCGGGATGTTGATTCTCGCTGCGCATCGCATCGGGATCGTAGACGCCGCGCAGGGTCAGTTTCTTGCGGAAATCGGCAAGGGTGATCTCCTTGCAGGCCTGCAACGTATTTCGATATACGAAGATATTGAGCGGGGATAGTGCGAGCGTACAGATGTCGTACAGAAAATCGAAGGCATCGTAGGTCTTCCCCGAACGGCTCGACCCTTCATTAAAAATCTTCAACACCGCATCCCGTTCCCTGTACTGCATGTACCGATACATGAGGTAACGATACACTTTCCCCCGATAGGTGCGGATGTCAGGCAGACGATGCATCGGCAGGCGGTGTTTTTTCGATCGACAACGCATCCTCCGCGTCTATTTGAATGACGACGGGAGCGACGGCAGGATTTTCTATCTTTCCGGATAGTTTCACCTCCTTCGGCGCTGCGTAACCCAACATGTTCATGATGCTGTCGAGACTCTTCTGCTTGTCGTAGCACTCGATCTTCACGAACTCCTCGACAATCTCATCGCCATTCGAAGCGATCCGTTTGACCTGTTTGGTATTGATCGACTTTATACATGCCTTCTCGTCGTCCGTAAGCGACTCGAACTCTTTAAGCGACATCCAGCCGTTACGAATGCGGGTCGCATCCGAAAAGGCGATCTTCTGGTGCTCGCGGATGATCTGCAAGGCCGAGATGCCCGCAGCCTCGGCAAGGTGAGTTTTCAGATATTCGATCCTCGCTGCAACCTCACTGTTTTGTAATAGCAGATAGGCATTATTCCATACCGTGTTATCGCTCATGTTCGAACATCTGTAAGCATAGCGATATGCCTCGGACGCATTACCGCATTCGAGGTACTTATTGCAAAACTTTTCCTGTTTGATCGTGAGCTTGCCCATATATGCAAAGATCGCCTATCGGGGAGACGATTCTTTCAACTTTTCGCTCTTTTTCATTGCCCGATATAGCGGTATTGTAGGTGTGCATGTAAATCATGCCACTCTTCGATCAGTCGGGGATGCCGTTCGACAAATGCCTCCCACTCGATGCGGCGCAGATAGATCCGCCCGTTGCGGACGACTGTGCCGAGTGTCCGATCCACTCGAATCGATTTCCATATCCAACGTGTCGAAATGCCGTACTCATCGGCTGCGGCCTGAATTGAGATAAAATGGTTCATTGCAAATCCCGAATTAATTACTACCTTTGTTCTTGGGTGAGGGGTGATCTTTCGGGATCGCCTCTTTTTCTATTTTTCCATCTCTATCAAATAATCCATATTTGACCAACCGCCAGCAGCTTTAACAGACGCGACGCACGTTTCCATATATCTATCTGGAATCGGATATAAAAGCTGATCTTGACGATAGCCATAACTCGACCCGCCTATAAACCGGATATTTCCCCACTCATTACGAGTCAATATGTACTCGATTAATTCCCTAACGGTATATTCTCGATCGAATATTACATCATAAGGCGCGGTCTCATCCCCGCCTATTTTATCTGTTCGTCTGTATTTTATCATTTCCTCTACCTTTCGAGTTTCACCTCCTCGTCCATTCCGACGATACCCCGCCGGCGCAGACGCTTGATGAAGTTCTTTATGTTCAATGCCTGCTCATAGTAACAGTCCTTTTCGACCTTGACACGCGATTTGCGGTCGCTCTCGACCTTCATGTTCTCAGGATTCAGCCACGAATCGGCCGACACCTCCACTTCCGCTCTCGACGCTGTCCGCGTAACCGTATTGAATTTATAGAGGGTATGACCGGGCACCCGAACCAGTTGCCCGATCAGTTTGTATTCGTTCTGCTTTCGTTCGACGGCCTCGATCTGCGCTTTGGCTATCTTATCGTTCGTCACGCCGTCATGTGGAGTCAAGATGTCCATCGTTCTATTCGTTTTCGTAAATCGGTCGCCAGCCGATAACGACACCGTGATGTCCGAGCGTATTACTGAAATAAGAGTCATACCAATATCCAACGGAATACATAGTTTCGTCATTCCCAACAAGTTGTATTTTCAATAACACGTCCTTGCCACGCTCGGGTGAATCCTTCGGATTGCGCCAGCGGAGCAGTTCGTTCCGTTCACTCATAGCACCTGCAACAAATCCACGTCTTTCCAGCATAGATAGATATCCCAATCTGACCGGAAGCATTTCGTCAGGATCAAGGGGGTCGATTACGGCTTCTTTTGCCCGTTCTTTAATCGTTTTCATATTTCGTTCAGTTTATAGCGACCTTTTTTATTCCGAAGTAAAAGTCCTTTTTCTACCAGCCTTAAACAGATAGGGGAAGCCCAACAACTATGGTGTGCTCCGGAAAACCCGAAAGTTCGAGCGTGTTCAGTCCCTATCACCGACGGCGACACATAATCTTTACCTTTCAGGTAGGATATTATCCACTCTTCGCTTTTCGTCAGTTTCATATCTCGTTTAGTTTTTGGATAAATGATCTCAAATCTTCACACAGTACAGGGTGGCAATCCCTGCCGATCCCGCCACAACCGTCCTTGTATTCGCAGGAGGACTTGAATGCCTCTACCGCTTTTTGCCGCATC